GCTATGTGTATGTTGTACAATGTCTTGTAGAAAGTCTTTCATTAATTTACTCCTAATGTGTATATTTGATTATATTTAGATTCTATGTAAAAGTCAACCACTATTTCTGTCTTTTTATTCAAAACTAAACAAATCATTGAAAGTAGTCTGGTTGTTTGTATCAAGTGTTAAGTCCCACTCTAATACGTCTAGTAGGTTTTCCAATTTACCATCGATCACAGTATTCTCCATAGCATGATCATCAAATGGTAATTCTTTAAACCATTTTGGCAAGTGTGTTTCATCTGTTGGATAAGCAACACTTGTATAGCCTAACGGATTAGGTTTTAGTTTACAAACAATAACCTTTTGTCCATCTACAATTTCTGTACTGTAACGGTCACTGTTCATCTTTCGCAAACGATTCCAATTTATACTTGCTCTAACATGTCCAGGCATATTTGCTTTACCTTGACGTTCTTCTAGTGCAGTAAACTTTGTCATATTGTTTGCACGTTTTGGTGATCCTTTTTCCCAAGCAGGCCTTAAACTAAAGCCTTCCTTGAACTCTTTAACCTTATCAAGTACTGTTTCTCTTTGATCACCAGTTAGTACTCCAGTTAAAATATTACTGAGAAAGTCTTGTACTATCTTTGGCGTATCACTACGTTTCAAGTCTAAGCCCATAACTTTCATCTTACCCGGGCTTCCGCCTACGTCTGATCTGTAACCTTCTGTATCATACACTAATAGTGCATAACGTTTCTTTGTAATAAACAAGCCTTTAGTTGCAACAACTTCTCTACCACCTTTAATAATAGCACCTGCTTCACGTGGAACATTAAATGCTTCTTTCATAAAGTCAGGAAAACTTTCATTTAAGTTATCTGAAATTTGATCATACAATTTAATTGCAACTTCTTTGTTCCATTCAACTTCACCTTTTGCAACTTGATCCTTAATAACAGGCCAAGCACTAAAGTAAGCAGAGTCTGTATCACCATATACTATTGCTTCACCGACATGATCATATTCGCCTGTTATAGATTGATTAACAAATGCATCCATATGTTTTGCAATAGCTCTGCCACATAGTGTAGTTGATTGTCCAATACGTTTATCAAAGAATCTACAACCAGGATTAAGAATAGCACCATACAAACTGTTCAAGTTAATCTTCTTAACAAGTTGTCGCTTGTCATAGAATGCTTTTTCTTTATCGTTCTTTGCATTTTTCATTTGTGCTTGTATCTGTTGTCTTTCAGCATACCAACGTTCTAGTAGTCCTGGAACAATACCTTTTACATCACTGTTAAAGATTGTACCATTAGCACTAAGTATCCACGGGTTACCACTCAAGAATACCATCTTGTATATTTCACAACCAGTAGCAATACTTTCAGTACCATCTTCCCATTCAACTACAATTTCAGTTACTTTGTCTTGAGACATAACCATTTGATATTCTTTACTACCAAACTCACCTTCCCATGCTTCTGCAAATGACTTCTTATCTGCCATACGTTCTTTTAGTACAGATTCAGTGTAGTCTTGTCTTAGTTGTCCTACAATAGTTTCATTACCCATATTCAATGCTCTAATGGCACTTGGATACAAACTGTTAATATCAATAGCACCAATCCAGTCATGCATACCTTTTTTAGGATATGCAACGTAGGCACCTGCCGCTTGTGTATTACCCAGTTCATCTCTGCTTTTACGACTTGGAACAACTAAGCCACGTTCATGTGCTTCGTTAATAATTGCTTGTTCTGTAACTGCCACTGCACCCATTGTTGTTTGTAGTAACACAGTATTAGCATGTCCAAGTTCGTTTGCAAGATCAAGAAACTTTAACTTTTTATCTAACTTATCAAGTAGTGCAACATCTTGTCTACTATAGTCTAAAAACTTTTCAAAGTCATTGTTGTATAGTTGATCAAGTGTTCCTTCATATTGTACTTTACGTTCATCTAATTCATATTCACCAATAGCATCTAAACTATATGAATGCATTTCGTGATATGTATACTTTCTATAAAGTTGCATGTAATCCATATGCACTCTACCAATAGTATCAAATGTAATGTTCTCTGCACCAAAACGTTCAAATGTACGTTTCTTTGGATACTGATTCCATAAGCAAAAACGTCTTGTATCATCTTTGCTTAGTACACGTTTTACTCTATTAACCATGTAAGGTATATCATAACCTTCACTGTTCCAACCACTTAGTATATCTGCATCATCAATAATATCTAAAAATGCATCAAGTAGTTGTGCTTCAGTGTCACATAGTATTGTATTTTCAAATTTGTTTACAATAGCAGTAGCATCTTCTTTACTCATGCCTTTTGGCTTGATACAAAGTGTAATCATTTGTTCCATCCACTGCAAGTATACACTAATTGCAGTTACAGGATTAAATGGATCTTCAGGTGGTGAAAATCCTCTTTCCTTGTCAAAGTCTGTCTCAATATCAAAGAATGCAACATTAAGTTCAGGTGCATTTTGTCCAAGATAGTTTTCTTCTAAACAACGAAATACAGGATTGATATCACTTTCGTAATGTCTAACAGTATTGTTTAATTTTAATTCTTTGCGGAAGTCTCGCATTGTACGACATTGTATCCTGCTAACAGGGTTGCCATAAATGCTTCTGTGTTTGCCTTTCAAGTCATCATAATAAAATACATACTTGGCGGCAAAGTCTTTGTATTCACGTTCACCTTTTGTGTTTCGTTCTACAACGTAAATACGATCTTTGTCTCTGTCGAATAGTGCATCAACGTACATTTGTTCTCCTTGTTGTTATGGCCAACTGTGCCGTGTGTCATGCCGTTAAGGTGGCGAACCTGTATTATCTTTTTATAATAACACATAATTTTTGATAATGCAAGTCTTTTATCGTGAAACTTCTTCCCAATGTGCTAACTGTATTGCTTCTTTGATAGCATCACTTTCACTTTGTAGTTCTACAATTCTATGAAACTGATAAGACTTTAAACTTTGTGCTTTAATCCATTCCATATGTTGCTCTGCTTCTGCAAGAGTGTTAAACTGTTTTATTATAACAGGATCTTCAATACGTGGTTCATATTCAATTCCGTACTGCATTTCTTTTCCTCCACCAGTTGTAAATTCCATATAGACTAATTCCTAACCAAAATACTTCAAGTGTAATGTTAGCAATAATAGGTTTGTAATACAAATTAACAAATAATAGTATTGCTACCATACAGTTGTTAAAACTATACCAAAATCCTTTTGGATCTATTTTGTCTGCTTGTAACATAGCATAGGTTCCTACTAATAATAAAACCCCCATATTACCAACTATGTCACTCCAGTGTAATGTGTAGTAATCTACCATTTTCCTAATGCTACTCCAATTCCAATAATATTAACAACAACAAAGTATAAAGTAATCATCATTACCCAAGCGGCTCCACGCCTATAACTTGCATATGCTTGTGTAATACTTCCTATTAAAAAGCCAGGATATACTACTAACATATCAGGATTGTCTGCGGTTACTGCCAACATCATACTAGCATGTACTGTAAATATAAAACTTACTAGTTCAAACCAAAATGCTATTTTATCGCTAGTGTAACTTTTAACCCAAAACTGTTTTATGTTTACCACCAACCTAATGTCCTCCCATTACCTGAAATAATTAAAGCACAGGTTACAATATGTAATACAATCCAAAATGTTCTGAACCATAATGCACGTCTTACATCTTCCTGAGATATAGGCAAGAACTCTGGCTTATCGTCGTCAGTAATACCTACTGGCATGCCAACAGTTCTTGCCCAAAATTTAAGAAATCTTCTTTGTCCTGACAATTACTGTTTTCCAGTTGTTGTAAGGATATTTTCTAGTACTGTATAATCATCTGTTGCTTCTGCAAAGTTTCCTTTGTGTGCAACTTTAATTGCTTTCTTTAGTACTGCTGGCTTAATTTGCATTTCTTCTGCAACTGCCTTGATGGTATCATTAAGTCCTGCACTGAGGTCTTCTACCTCTTGCATTACTGTCATACCTTCATTAATAATTGTGATTAGTTTTGCTTTTTCTTCACTGTTGAAGACTTTGTCTGCACTCATTGAATCGTCCTTTGTTCAAGTATAATATAACTGTATTGTATATTATAACAAAGGGAATGTCAACCTAAACTTTTGCTTTTGTTAAACTTAATTGTGCAAATACTTCTGATGGTCTTGCACTACTAGGTACTAGACTTATACTAAAACCTGCAAAATGTCCTGCTTCTGCCATTTTAACAAACTCGTCACCTGTATTAACCATTACATATTTTAGCATAGGAAAGTTAATACTAAGTAATCCGTCCCATCCATAATTTGCTTTATAACTGTCAAAGTTTGCTTTGCCGTACATTCTTTCTGCCATAACAGGATCGTCTTGCATCATTGCATCAACAAATGCTGACGGATCTTTATGTACTTGACCAAACCATTTTGTAAGCATGTCTTGTCTTTGCTTTCTCTTTGCTGGATCATTTAATGGTAAATCCAGTCCAAGATATGCTACTGCTCTTTTTAATCCAAGACCTTTACTATTTTCAAAGTGTTGTGCTATACTTGGAAGAACACTCCAGTATTCTTTTGCCACCATGTTAGTAGGACCACCTTCTCCAAGACGTCCACCACCTGATGTTGTTTCTGCTTTAACTTCAATACCTGTGCCATTAACTTCAATATCACCACCATCACTTTTTAATCTAATTTTATTAGATAGCATAGCAAGTGCATATTCGCCTGGGCCTTTTTGTTTTTTACCTGCTCCAAGCATTGCCATTGCTTGAAATATTTTTGTAGTTGTTTCGTCACCACCAAAGAAATCTCTAACACTTCCTACACCAGGTGTAGTTAACTTTGAAGTTTCAACTACGTTACCTTTAGACAATCTATCTAAAAATGCATTTAAACTTTTGTAATCAACTCCTGCATGGAATATAATTTGTGTTAGTGTTTTTAGTAATGGTTCAATACTAAAAGTATCATCTTCTGTTGGAGGTCCAAATGCTTGTGCAACTTTACCTGAAATATCTTTATCATGTAATGTTCTGTAGATTCTATCTAGTAATACTAAATCATCATCATTATCTGCTTCAAGTCCACTAACCTTAGAAATAATGGCTTTTTTCATCTCATCATCTTCAAATAAAAATTCTTTTGCTCTCATCAGACTTCCTTAATTCTATACAAAGTATTTATCACTTAACTAAATCAAAGGACCAAGGAATGTAACTTTGATAATTCAACTTCTTTATCGGTTCCATTGTTTTAATAAACTCGTGAAATAACACTTTATCTTTAGGCACGTTTTTCTTCATACAACTACGCAGATATTGTGCATTATTTTTTCTACCTAATGCTTGTAATTTGTTTGCTGACTCTTCTAATACACTATTAGGACATATATGAGCACCCAAGTACTCTTGATGAAATAGCATTGTTAAGTTAACTGGATATTTCCAATACTGTACTATGTCAGGTAACTGATGTACATTAAAACAATGCATAACAGTTTCTATCTGTACTCTATGTTGTGGATACTTTTCAAGCATCTGCATCTTGTTTGTAAACCAATCCCAGTTATGCGGACTTCTAACTAGTTCATACAAGTTATGTATACCATCTGCACTCATTAAAAACT